ATTCGATAATCTCTATCTAATAGACCTTATCTTCTAACATGCCAGTGTGATGGAATTGGTAGACATGACGGATTCAAAATCCGTTGCCTAATAAGCGTGTCGGTTCGAGTCCGACCACTGGTACCATATAGCAGTCTAAGCAAGTCCGAGCAAGTCTGATTAGCCCTTATGTTTCATAGCATAAGGGCTTTTTTGTGTCTGTATGCGTCTGTACTTGTCTGTTGTAAACCGAGATTATTAACAGTAAACTTGGCAGTAATTGCCGTTTTTACTGTTTTTACTATTGGGATTTACTGTTATGGCTCGCATCACCAATCCGCTGACCAATACCGAGGTGGCTAAAGCTAAGCCAAAAGATAAGCCGTATCGATTATATGACGGTAGTGGTTTAGTGCTTAATGTTGCGAAGTCAGGTACCAAGACTTGGTATTACCAATACAGTCGTCCCTATACTGGCATTGCCGATATGTTTAAGTTGGGGCGCTACCCTGCCTTGTCGTTAGCTGATGCTCGCAAGAAACGTGCTGATTGTGATTCACTGATTGAAAATAACGTCGACCCAAAGACTGAAAATCAAAATCAGATAGCAACCGAGCGCAACAAAATAGCGAATGATTTTAAATCGGTGTTTGACGAATGGCTGAAAACTAAAAACTATTCAGAAACGACGCTGAGCAAAACAAGAACGGCAGTAAATGAGATAATTGCGGTCATTGGCAATAAGCCAGTAAGTGAGATCACAACCGTTGATTGTATGGCAGTATTAAAACCGATTGAAGCAGCTGGACATTTTACCAAGCTGCAAAAGACACGAACCAAGATTAGCCAAGTGATGACTCATGCTATCGCTACCGGTCGCGCCACACAAAATCCAGCCTTACACTTGCGCGGTGTTTTTGGCACCGGAGAAGTAAAGCATGCACCTGCTATATTAGATGAGCGTCGATTAGGTGAGCTAGTAACAGCCATAGACGGCTATCATGGCAACTTTTCCACACGTAGAGCCTTACGCTTTGCAATCCTGACCTTTGCGCGTGTCGGTGAGGTACGGCATCTTAAATGGTCTGATTTAGACCTAGAGAAAGGTGTTTGGATATACACGCCACCAAAGACCAAGAAAAGCACTGGTGTTGATATGGTGTCACCGCTATCGACGCAGACATTGCAAGTCATTGATGAAATGCGTGAGTATGCTACTGGCGAATATGTTTTCCCGTCATCAATGTCAAAAAGCAGGGTCTTATCTGAGAATACACTTAACCAAGCGTTAAAGCGCATGGGTTTTGATGGTAGTGAGCAAACAAGCCAAGGCTTTAGAGCAATCGCTAGAACGCTGCTAGAAGAACGCCTAGAGTTTGATTACGCGCTGATTGATATGCAACTAGCGCACAAGGTCGTGGACGGAAACGGTAGGGCTTACAACCGTTTAACCTTCCTTTCAAAAAGGAAGGTTATGATGCAAAGCTGGGCTGACTATCTCGATGAACTCAAAACCTAGACACAAAAAAAAGCCCCGCCAAATTAATGACGGGGCGACAGGTAAACGTATAGATATGGCTAAACATAGCTAAATGTGGCTAATTATCTTTAGCCGCCCATCGCAGATTGCCAACAATACGACGTGACCAGCCTTTACCAAAAGTTCCCCATGTTCTGAGATTGGTAAAAAACTCCAAGCGTTCCGCAATGAATAGCATAACGATGCGATCTGAATCCATGCACTTAACCGCATTAAGCGTCTGATTGCCTATGATGCCGTCCACGTCTTTACCAGTAATGCCAACTGCTCGCTGTAGAAACTTAATAGCTTGACGGTTGCCGTGATTGTAAGCTGCATCAAAAACTTGCCAAGCAACGTCATCGGGCAAGTCATCACCCTTAATAGCTCGCCAATAATCCTTGTGAGCAATCGCTTGTGCTGTGGATTTTGGCAATTGACGCATTGAGCCATTATAGCCGTTTGCACGGGCAACACGTTTCGTCACGCCCCACATTGTTTCACCGCCCGGGTCGCTAGGATGGTTTACGTAACCGCCTTCGTGTTCCATCAGTCGATTAAATAGATTTTCAAAAATACTCATTTTTAGCTCCAAAAAAAACCCCTAAAAAGGGGCTGTATTTAATACTGATTGCTATTTGCCAAAGATTGCAAACGCTGCATCTTTGATTTCTTTTATCACCTCGGCAAGCGTCTTGCCCTGCCACAATGCTACAGCTTGATAAACAATGCCGATTGCAAGCATCCCAAACACTGCCCACATAAGCATGACAAAGCCGTGTGTCATAACGCTATAATCTTGCAGCTTGTAATACTCAATAGACGCTTCGCCGCCGTATAAGCTAATCGTGACTGCGATCGTAAACTTAACAATGACTGAAATGTTGACTTGTATCTTACCGTCCCTGCCAATGTCGCCGCTTAGCATTAGGCCAAGGATAGCTCCGATAACAGCGGCGAAGACTTTCGGCAGAAACACCAATAGCTTTAGTAAGATGATGTCCCAAAAGGGTGTGTTGTTTGGCATCGTCTCTCCTAAATTTTAGATAATAAAAAACCCTGATTAAGGGGTTAGTCGAATAATTTAAAACCTTATAGTATGATACCTTTTGCCGCCATCGCTGTTTTTGTTCGCATTAACTGAGCTATAACTTCAGATTCACTCAAAGATCTATCGTATGCAAGAGCTTCGGCGCAGTAGTAGTCGCCTGTAAATGTATTATCTGAGTCCACCACCGATTCGTTAGATATAATACCGAATGACAATTTTTGGCTCATCTCTATCTTCCTGCCTGACAAGCCAAGGTTTTTAGACGCATCACCCTTCTTCTTATCCCAAAAAACTGATTTTACCTGCCCACCTTGTATGTAGTAAAATGTCACTTTGTCTGCTGCTGCATCAATAACCATCGCTACGGAGACCCAACCGTCCGAAACGTTTGTTGGGTAAAAGTTGTTGCCGTTAGAGCCGTCATACCATTGCGCGTAGATGTTAGCTGTGTTTTCCGTGTTGTGTATAGAGCTGCCTGAGCTGTTGGTTTTACCCCATGTATTAATCCCGATTGCTGATGACTTGTTGGTCGATATGTTTGCACCTGCTTTGTACGTGTTAAACCACGTTAAGCTGGGTGTTTCAGTGATGCCGACGCGAAAGCCATTTCTACCACGTCGGCAAATAACTGACTGATTGTCGTACTCAAGTGCGCCACGGATTGACGGCTGCAATCCGTGGCCTGATATGTCTTTTAATTTAATATTTGAATCAGGTCTGATTGCATAAACCAAGCCATTATAATCAAGACGCTCATTACCGATGACGTTTTCATTAATAAAATTTGCGCCAATTGCGCGAATAACTGTAGCCATTTTTAGTGCCTCTCGTTAATTAAATGTGTGTTCAAACATTACAAGCCAATTGTGCATATAGGCGGTATTGCCATTTATATCTTTGTAGTTGTCAAGATAGCCTTCACTATCTCTGACGTTTCCTCTCGGCCCTTGTGTCGGATTAGCTAGTTTTGGGTCACCATCTCTGCCTCTGCCATAAGATAAGATCGCACCGCTTGGAATGGCTTGACTGGTGACAATCGATACTTTGTTTGTATCTGTGACTTTGACGCTGGTGATAATATCGACCACAGCGTTATTAACCCAAATATCAAATCCTAGGTTGTGTGTTTCTGACACTAATGCAGTGTCAATCTCTAATCCTGACTTGTTAAACTTAATGCTCAGCAAATTGCCTTGCTGCTTAAAATTAATCGGCTTTAACGGCTGCCACTTATCAGTATGATACTTTGTGTATTCAAGGGCTTTCGCATAGTAACGACCTAGCATATAACTACCAGCGGTTGTTAAATGCAGGTCATCTGACCCAGTTTGCAAGTGATAAATGGGTGTTGCTAAAACGTAGTATTCGTTTTCTTCTGCCATTTCCAACTGCGCCAATGCAATAGGCATTGGTATAGGCTCAGCCGTATTAGCGCTGTGTCGTCTGTGAGCAGCAACTTGGTAGCTGATAAAAGAAAAGTCGTGAGTCTGCTGCGTGATCGCCTTTAAGTCAGTCAACAAATCTTGATATAGCGTCGCTGTCCCGGTCTTATAAGCCTCTTTTGTTGTTTTGCTCGAATAGTCGCTCTCACCCTGAGTCCACGTTATACCAAATACGGAGTAAGTTTTGTTTTGTGCTACAGCTAAATCATAAGAGTCTTGTGTGTGATCTAATGTACTTTGATAGTAAGAGCTGCCCTTGCTTAGCTGTGATACTGTTTTGCCACCTGCGCCCGTTGCTGAGCCAATGAAGTGCCAGTAGTTGGTGTTATCGCCCTTGGCGTCTCGAATATCGACAAAGTGATTGACGGTTGCTGCTGTTGGGGTTTCGCCCTCTGTGCCTTGTGCTTGCTCGACAAGCGGAATAAAACCAGATGGATCGTAAGATGATGAGTCGCTACGCACTTTGATGCCGCTTGCCAACATGACATTGTTGTACGGTTGCGTTGTACTAAAAACCGGTAATGATGTTGTGCCACGGCTCAATGATTGCCCATAGCTAAAAACGTGCATTAGATCAGACTTATCAGGTGTCGCGCTGTCTATGACTGTTTGAGATAATCCGCTTAGCTTTTTATTGATAATATCAAGCTCTTTAAATCTAATATTGCCGTTGCTGTCAACTAATAATACAATGTTGCCATCGTCATCCGTCAATTCAAAAGCATTAACACCTGCATGATTACTAAAGACGTTTTGAGCGTTCAATGCCGCCTTGCTGTCAATGGTTACACCAACAGCATGATTATCATCTGCAAACTCAAATATATTGTCAGTATCATTTTCATAAACATGTTGACCAATCTCTTTTGCGACATAAACTTTATTTTGAGACAATGGATTCCATGTTAAATAAACCAATTCAGATCCCTGTTTCTGCCAAAACCCGCTTTTATTTAAATCTGCATCATTAGTCACAATCGCATAATCACCATCAACTAACGGAGGATCGACATCGGGTGCTGTCATTTTTTCGAAAGTACTAAACGGTCTTGCACCAAGCAAGCCATTTTCAACTGTCAACCTAGATGCCATCGGTGCTGATGGATACTCTGCACCCAATCGACTTGTAACTATCTTGTCTTCATTTGCAAACTCGCCAAGCGTGTCGGCATCAAAGCTTGCGTCTGTCAGCTTTTGTATCGTAATTGGCTCTGCCATTTTTAAAGCTCCCACAAAAAAGCCCTCACAAAAGAGGGCGTATGTTTAAATCAATTTAGGCGATCAAGCCGTTATAAGTTTCTGTAAGTCGGATGTGAGCATGTTATACCTCGTCTGCCTCTATAATCGTCAATCCCATATCGCTAAATGCTTGCAACGGCTCAAAGTCAATCGCGCACATAATGCTTGCGGCACTTGCTTTGTCGCCCTGCTTGTACTTCACGACTTTATCTAGTGCTTGCTGTGCTGCTGTAACGTCTGCATTGGTTGCATGAGCAGGTAGCGTAATATTAGATAGGTTAATGCCAAACAGCCCTAAGACCACTGGTTTAATCACTGTTGAGCATACCGCGTACAGATTGCCGTCTTTATCTTGCCAGTTTGCGGCTGTAAAAGTATTAATATCCGCTGCTGATAGTCCAGTAATTAATGCTAGGTTATTAGCTTGTGGTATGAGTGCTTGCGGTACTGCGAGGCTCATTCTATGTTTGTAGTCGCTTGTGACAACACTCATAACGTCACTCCTGATTTTGTAGCGAGATACTTATCAACACTGCCAACCTGTTCTTCTGACATTATAAAATTAGTGATGATTAGACCAAACAAACTTACTTTTACTGGATTGCGTAAGCCCGCACCTGTATTGCGTGCGCCTATTGCGAGAGGTACAGTACCGATATTGTCGCCACTTACCTGCGATAAATAGGTAAATGGTACACCAAACTCAAAATATTTTGTATTGAGATTTGTGCCACTAGGTGGCGAGAATATAGCTATTGATTGGGCGCTCGAACCCAGATAGTTGTTTGCTGCGCCCTCGTAGCTCTCAAAAACAAATCCGCCAAGTTTGTGTACAGCAATGCCAATACCTGACGACCAATCCGCGCTTGGCGTGTAGTTAGTTTCAAACCAATCATCCATACCATCTGTATCAAACCAGCTCAACACTCCATCGGTCTTATAAAGCGGTCTTGCTGCACTGATTGACTGAGTTGCATGGTAGCCATTACCTGACTTATCTTTCATCAAACCAATCGGGTCGCCATCTTTAGTGACTGGAATTGTCCCTGCTACGTCTTGAAATAGCGTTGACTTGTCAGATGGGTCGTACCATACGCCTTGTTTGCCACCCCTGAACAAATATTTTGGCGACCACTCTGGCAAGTAATTTACGTATTCACTCAAAGGCAGGCTTTCAGGCAGCCCTAGCTTAACCCTCAACGCCTCTTTACTACTCGCAAGCAGCGTTAATTTATCCGCAATTGTCATATTAAACCCCGTTTATTACATCAAGCACTGAGCTGACATTACCCAGTTGCTCAGTAAGCAGCTTTTGAGACACCGCTATTGTTACTGATAATCCAAGTTCATTTGCGACGGGTACACTTGCACCGATATCGCCTTTGTCACCCTTATCGCCCTTTAAGCCAGTATCGCCCTTGTCACCTTTAACCCCTTGGATTCCCTGCGCACCGGTCTCACCTTTTAGCCCCTGAATACCTTGTACGCCTTGCAACCCCCTGTCACCTTTATCGCCTTTTTCACCTTTTAGTCCTGTGCCGACTTTGATAACAAATTTATGCTGGGCATCGTCAATAGCACCAAAAGGCGAGTTACTGCGCGCTGTCACTTTTAATCTTGGCATTGCTCGCTCCTTTAAGGCGTTGTGATGGCACCAATAACATTGAGTGCAAAAGCGTCGCTAGACAATCGTTTTTGAGTATCAGTAAATAAAATATCAGCTTTATATGTGCCAACTGCTAACGATGCGTCCGGTAGATTTAACTCAAACACACCTTTTGATAGATTTGTATTTACTACCGTAAACGACCGGATAGCACCGCCGGACGATGCAATTAAGTTTGATTTAATTATCGTCCCTGTTAAATTTACCGGCTGCCCTAAGTCATCTAGATACTCACAAACAATAGACACTGTGTCATATTGCTTTAAGCAGATAGTGTGCATTACATCGTTGCAGCTCATACCACCCCCTCTATTTTATTGTCTTTAAAATCGCTATCGTTTTGGTAATAGCAATCGCTATAGTTTGTGCATAAGAGCTTATTTGTCATGCCATCGGACGGGTCTTTTTGAGCTACTAGATAAGCATCGTTGCTGTCATTTTGCGTTTTAACTATCTGATACACCGCTTGTACGGATTTGCCGGTAGTGCTTATCTCACCGCTTGGCAATCTTAACAGGCGCACACTGTAATCGTCTCTAGCGACAATAGGTATGCTCTCCACGCCGTTATTGATGGTTTGTATAAACAAGTGGTTGTCATCGCTGTCATCAATACTAACAAGGTCGCTCGTAAACAAAACGATAGAGCCGTCTATAATCTCAATGCTGTCTACGCTGCCTTGCTGCACGTTTGCACGTAGTTGATCTGCGACTGTAATGCGATTGGTACGTACGACAATGTTGGATTCGTCACCTGCCACAAACTCGCATGACTTATACGCATGACGGTCTTTGTTGTACATTCGCATCATGTGAGTATGCGCTTGCTCTTTGTTTCTAACGCCGATTAACTTATCCTCATGTGGATTAGCAATCAAATCATTCGGGTATGACATTGTGATAATTGCGTCATCAATCGGGTCGGTATATTCAATTTTTACGCCGTCATAATCGTTTGCGATACCGAGCGACTGCGGTGCACTAAAAGTATCAGGCAATATATTATGACTGTTAAATATAGCAACCGATGCTGGTACTTTACGCTCAAACTGTAATTCGATTTTATTGCCCATCCTCCTAGCAATACTAAAAACAGACTTAGCAACTATCGCCATCGTTTCTTCGGCTGACAAATTGTTATCATCAAACGTACCGCAAAACTCGGCACATTTTTCAGTACCAAAGTAAGCGACGATGTTATCAACCTCGGTTTTTATCTGCGCGATATCAACTTGTGATAATTGCAAATTACCGATTTTTTCATCAGTTGCGATATGCCTCGTAATGTCGTCGGCTCGATTTGACAGCTTTAATATGCCACTTGTCGCATCTGTCACATATCGTTGTACTAGCAGCCTCAGCTTACGTTCTTTGAGTGATAAAGCACCCTCAGTTGCTTGTGTTTTACTAACGAGTGTTGCTACGCCTTTCGGATAATCAGTAACAGTCATCAAGCGCACGCCGTAAAAGTCAGAAACCCTCAATTCCTGCATGACATTCCATCGAGCATCATACATTTTCAATCGCTTATCTTTGCGTTTAACCCTAAATCTTAATCGCTTACCTGCTGACATCGCGGCATTGTTGATTCTGATTGTCACGCCCACTGATTTTGCAACATCATCGTTATCGACATGAGCGCCTGACCACCAGTGATTGCCATCGCGCCACTCGCCAATACCACCGTTGCTTGCATATTTTTCGTAATCTGGACTGTAAATAACATGACTGTCTGTTTGCAAGGTGCCCGCTACTGGATTGTTATTAACATCTACAATCTCACTCTCTATCTCAATGCGTATGCCGATCGGCTCAAAAGTCTCGCCATCGGTAATATATAAACCATTCTGCGCCAATATATTAACGAGCGCGTACTCATGGTCTTTCAGGTTTGTATAAAACCAACCCTGCCACAAGCTATCAGACTGCGTTGATATTGATGCCGATGTTGCAGCCGTATAGTCTGCATTGTCTGCCAGTTTTTGCCAGTCAGCGTTAATTGTGGCTGCATCCGCGAGCGTGATATTATCGCTGGTTATTGCGCTGATAATGTATGAGCCGCTTAAGCTGTAGGTTGTAATAGCGCCGACAATAGGAGGATTTGCAGGTGGGTCGCCTTGGTCTACTGTATCTGTAATGCCGTTTGCTGACTCTGCTGGATTGGTTTGTACGATAGTCAGTGTGTCACCGACCTTAAACTGCTGCTCGAAGTTAAACCCCGACTGCTCGATAATGCCACCAGCTCTAAACACAGCTTTGTCTAATGCTAAGTAGTTATCGGTCGGCGGCATAACTTGACCGTTGACTGATGTATATCGCTTAACAGCCAGTCGACTGTACTCAGCCTCGTCGGGCGTAAATGACGAGCCAAATTGAAAGTTAGGCTCGTCATCAAGTGTTTTATCGGAGTTGTAAATCAACACGCCGCTACCAAAAACCTGATTAATTGGCGTAGTGTCATCCATAGCCTCAGTCACATTAAAGTCACCGCGCCCAATGCACATATAAGCCATTTCGACCTCACGGTTGTTGATATAAACGCTGTATGTCGGCGCTATCAAATCAGGTACAGACCAAACGGTGCCGAAAATATCAGGTATGCGACCGCCAAGCCTTTGCTTGTTGGTTCGTGCTGCCAGTGCATTGTTGGGACTTGGAGGTTGGTTTTGCGATTCACCTGCCATTGCTGGCATTGGCATTAGAAATGCTGCTGCTACCGATAAAGCTACCGACACACCAATAACAACCCATGAGACAGGGTCTAAACCCATCGGCTTAACCACTGCATAAATACGCCCGTTTAGACGCATTATTTTATCTACGTGCTCCGGTGTTTTTGGCGTGACTTCATCGAGAAAATTACCATGATAGAGTCGCACGCTTTCAGACAATCCGCCGTTGCCAAACGCTTGCTTTAGCAGTTTCTCGACATTACTGCCATAGTAGGTCTCAAAGATAGGATTGCCATTTGCGTCATGTACTGGCGGATTAAACACATCGCGGATCACAACAAGCTCGACTGAGCGTTTAAACAAATTACTCACTAAGCTCATAAAATATCACCCTGTCAAAATCTCGTTTAATGTAATCAAGTGGCTGCCATACCACACCATGCGGCTCTAAGTGCAAGACACGACCATCTACCCATAGCCCTACGTGCGCCTTGCCTTTATCTCTAAATAAGATAATCGTGTGCTGTGACGGCTTATCGACTCGCACAAACTGACGCAAATTTGAGGCACAAAAAAAGCCACTCGTAAGCAGCTTTGGTGATATGTCTTTGCCCGTGTAGTGCTTGTAAGCATCTATCAAAAAATGCTCGCAGCAGTATTTATTAGCATCGTATTTGATAGCATCCCACATGATTAAGCCTTATTTTTGGTAATAAAAAACCCTCACTAGGAGGGTTGTTGCCTTCATATTGCAATTATTTACTATTGGTGATTGACTTGATAACCTTAGCTAGCGATGGTACGGCTTGACCGTCAGGCATGATAACTTCACTATTATCGTCAGCAGTCAATATTTTTGATATAAAAACAACCTTGCCAAATATTAGTCATAAGTCATCCTTTGGTTTCTCAGTATTCGTGGTTAAAGCTCTACTGCCTTTACTCACAAACGGATAGTCTTTCCAGTAATCGGCAATATCGACACTAGGTATATCTTTTATGCGCTCAGGGTTTGGTGTGTTTGTCCTACCTTTTATTTTATTACTCATAATTAAACTCCTTTTATCTGGCTAAATTATATCACTAAATAAACCCTCGTAATGTTGGCGTATTATCCAATGTATAAACCTCGCCTGTCTTGGTTAAGTTCATCTGCTTGGCTCTGCAAACAAACACAGCGCCCTCACGCTTAGGCTCATAGTCAGTGACCTCTAAGCCTAAAATGGTTAGCTGTGGTTTTGACAAGTCGCTCAGATTGTACTCACGATAGTTTAAAGTCGGCCTGATATGCGAGTATTGACTAGCCCTAGCAGCGTCAAGCTCTTTGGGAAATGTCTCTCCTAAGTCGCCAACGCCGATAGTTATTTGCTGATCTAAGTCGTCGCTATTCGTGCCTTTTTGGATTGTCAGCGGTACGTACTCATAAGCGTAAGTAAAGCCGCCCTCATGCGTCACTGTAACGCCGTCTGCATGGTTCTGCACGATACGATAGACCTTTGACCATGCAGGGTGATTAATCTCAACACACTGCAATCTCACGTCATCAGGATTGCCGCTTAGCCAATAATTATAGTCAGGCATTTAAACTCCCTAGCGCGTCCGGCAAATCTTCATTGACCAGTTTTTCGAGCAAGTTAAAGAATGTCGATATGTCGCCGCCTGTCTGCTCATAAAGCGCGATAAAGGTTTTATCTTGCTCAATATCTAGCGGCTTTGGTCGGCAAACAAGGTTAATACTAAACTCAAAGACGCCGCCACCTAAAGACAAGATGGACGGCTCACCGATAAATCGACACTCATACCACGCCAAATCCGTACCATCTAAGATAAGACGCATAGCAAACGCACGGGCGCGATATACACGCCAAAACGCCAATATATAATCTTGATGCTGAGCTTTATGCCTAAATGATACGGGTGTTTGATGTGGTCGCCCAACTCCTGCCAAGCGTTGACGTGGCATACCGTTTTCAAACTGCGTGGTAATAACGTCATTGCCTAACGTGGGGTTGTAGCTATCGCGCAATGGCAATAGCACCATCTGCGGTAAATCTTCAATAGCCATTAGCGTCTCCGTGTTGCATTGATGTTGCGGCTAACAGCCTTTGATGCGTGGCTGTTTGGATTTGATAATGAGTCAAACTTGCGGTCAACTGCATTATTGACATCGGTTATCGTGATCGTCTTGCCATCATCGCTAGCCTGTACTCGCGCACTTGAGTTGTTAATGATGTTGATACTCACATCACCACCAGCTGGCGCCTTGCCACTCCGCATGGCATTTAGATTATCAACACCAATACGTTTAGTGGCCTGAGCATCAAACACGTACTCTTGACCGTGTACCACACCTGCCACTTGAGACGCGCCCATGTTTCCAGTGTAGCCGCCTTGCTTGAAGCCAGCCGTTATGCCTTTAATGCTGCTCATAATGCCAGCGCCCTGAGCAATAGCTTGACCAATCAAAGGAATGTTAGCAGGGAATCCGACAGCCATTGCTTTAGCGATTGACTGCTGAATAGCAATAGCAGATTGAGCGATTGCAAAGCCCTTTTCGACCGCAAACAATGCTTTGTAGATACCTGACTGCTCACCAGCAAAGCCTTTTGCTAACCCTGCCAAGTCACCAAACAGCGCCTCACCTTGTGTAAGCATGAGATTGCGTTTAGCGTCTTGGTAGCTTTGCTCGATTGCTAATCGCTCCGCCGCCATTGAGCCAATGAGCTGATTTTCTAGCATTTCATTGGTCTCAATAACTTTTAATCGACGCGCATAATCCGCTTCAATCTTACCAAGCGGCGATTCCTGCTGAATCTCACTCATGACGCTATCGACAGCCTTTTGGCTCGCTTCTTTATCCTTGCCAAGCTGTGCAAATCTTGCCTGTATTGCAGCCGTGGCTTTTGCAGTCATACCTAGTTGCTCAAGTGCCCGTGTCTGCTCAATCAGATTGTTAGTCAACTCTTTAGTAGCATCCTTGTACTTGTCTGTATGCTCAATATCGTACATGAGTGAGGCAAGCGAGCTGCTATTACCAAATAAGGCTTGCTGCTTCATCAATCCGTCGATACTGTCTTGCACGGTCTTGTTGGCTGCTGCCAGTTTGGTTTTGGCCTCAAGCTCAGCGACCGCATTGCGATACTCAGTCTTTTTAGCATCGCTAGCACCATCGTACTTGCCAATTTTGATGTCATACTCAAGGTCAGCTAAATTGCTGTTGTTGCCAAATAGAGCTAGCTCCTTTTTAATGCGATCAATACCAGTCTGCACCGCTTCAATCGCGCCCTCAGCCATTTTTTGCGCTTCAGTTTTGACGGCTTTAGTTTTTGATTTAATACCGCCAATATAACCATCACCTAAGTCTTTACCTAGTTTGATAGTTGCTTTAGCAGGTGAATTACTTTGCTGTCTCTTTCTGACCGCTTCAATCGCGTTTCCTGCCATTGTTGACGCCGCACTTGCAGCACCGCTCGCCATTGACTTGATGCCATCAATAAACCCACCGATAAAATCACGCCCCAATGAGAACAGTTTTTTACCATAGTTTTTGATAACGTCTAGTATCTGACCCATCATATTACCAACGATGGTCACAGCACCTTTTAAGCCATTGCCAATGATGCCCGGTATCGCTTTAAAGTCACCACTAATAACCGCTTTGATAACGCCTAGCACCGTTGACACTGTATTCTTAATGAGAGCAAAGCCACCACTAAATAAGGTGGCGACAATCTGCAATGCTGCGCTAACCGTACTGACGATAAAACCAAAAGCAGTCTTAATGTTATTCCAAATTAGCGACATTGCACCACCTGCAATTTCTGCAAACGATGAGAATGTGCCGCTAAATAGCTCGCTCAGCAAAGAAAACGCCTCTTTGCCAGTGTTCCAAATAAACATAAACACTTCAGCAATATCACGTCCTGCTTGCTGTAACGGCTCGGGTAATGATCCAAACTTACTTTTGACCCATTCGTTTAGCTCGCTTGCTTTCTCTTTGACCAAATCCCAGTTTTGATAGAGCAACACACCAGCGGCAATCAGTGCTGCGATTGCCAGTAGTGGTAAAGCAAAACCGCCTGATAGTATCGTCAAGGAGGTTTTGATTAAACCAAATGCCGTCTTTAAGTTGTCAATTGTTGTAATGGCTGCCGCAATACCATCTGCAAACAGCTTGATGCCAATGATTGACGCAAGCACACTCGCGGTTATCAGTATGATTTGACGTACAAGCTCAGGGTTTGCCTCAACCCATGTTGTTATTTTTTCAATAACTGGCGTCATAGCCATAAGCATTTCGTTGAGCATTGGAATGAACGCGTCACCCAATGACGTGACAGCTAAATCAATATTGTTCTTGAATAACTCCATCTTGTTTGCTGTAGTGCCGCTAATAGCCTCAAATTCTTTTTGCATAGAACCTGCTGTGTCAGTGGTGGCTGCTAAGGCGCCATTAACTGTCTCAAGACCTGTTGCCATTGACGCTATTTTTGCAGCCGCCTCTTTGCCAAACAGATTGGACAGTGCTGCAATACGGCTGGACTCCTCAAGCTTGTTGACAGCTGCGATCACTTCCAATATCGCGCCCTTGCCATCAGTTTTTGCAATTTCCGCAAACTCTAAAGTATCAAGCCCTAACTGCTGCAATCCGATAATTCCTGACTTACTAAGTCCATCTAAGTCTGATAGCGTCATAATCATGCTGTTAAAAGCGGTACTTGCTACTTCTGGCTGCCAACCTAGTGCAACCAACGCAGAGCCAAATGCTGCCGTATCATTAGCACTTAATTTAAAGGTCTTGGCTAATGCTGCCGACCTCATCATAAAGTCAATGATATTGGGCGCTGTGGATGCCATGCTATTTGATAGCGTGTTAATCGTATCGCCAAGCTCCCCGATATTTTCAATTGGTAGAGCGAATACGTTGGCGATTTTCGCCATGCTATCTGCTGCACTTGCTGACGACATATCAAAAGCGACGCCCATTTTTGCAATAGTTTCGGTAAATCCGATAATATCTTTCTCGGCAATACCAAGTTGACCAGCTACTGCGGCCACACCAGCTAGTTCCTCGAAGCTCTGCGGTATCTCTTTTGTCAAACCTTCCAACTGTTTACGCATGTTGGCAAGGCCGTCACTGGACGCAAAATCAACGGTCTTGTTTACCTCGGCCATTGCGGACTCAAAAGACATGGCTTTCTTTGTAGCAACTGCCATTGTGCCGCCTAACGCACCAAGCCCAATAGCCGCCCATTTAGACAAGTCATCAAGACCTTGTTTCATCTTGGCATTGGCGTCTACGTTGCGACTAACCTCGTCACGTAAACGCCTAAGCTCACGCTGTGCCGCTGTCAAACCATCATTAGTGACACGTATGACAAGGTTTGCAATATCCATAAAACGTGCCCCTAGCTCTTGTTATGTTCAGATCGCATTTGCAAAAACTGATTGTCCAATGCCTGTAAAAGTGACAAATCCCACCGACTAGGGCAGGACTGTGTTAAATCAAAATAGGCTTTCATATCACTAAAGCTGATTAAGTTATCAGCTTGCCGTGATGCGTTAAGGGTTAAAAACCATTGCCATACATGCTCAAATATCAGCGGTATCTCAGGCGGATTATCTATGCACTCAGGCACTTCGCCCTTCTCCATGTAGTGCTGTGCATCCGAAAGCTCGCAACTGCCATCTTTACGAGGCAACCTGATACGCCAGTAATATTCAGACTGTTCTAGCAAATGGGCTTCTAACCCTGATAAAAAGCGTCGGTGCTGCTAGCTTTGTTTACGATGTTCTTTCGGATCCACTCGTAATCAGTAACAAGCATTGTTTTGTTTTTATCGTTTGATGACATCGGCTTGTCACCGTCCATCAATCCACTAAAACCAACAAAGATAAGACCGCAAATCTCAATTTCTAAGGCTGATATTTTCTCAGCGATGGATTTAGCGGTTGAATCAGAAACATTTGGCTTCTCCAGTTTGGCTGTTTCCTTTGACACGCTATTGACCAGCTTTGTAAACTTAGGTCGCACTTCGGGATTTCGTGCTGACTTAATGGTTAGCTTGATGTCTGTTTCAGTTGGCTCACCTTCATCTGATGGCATCATCGCGTTAAAAGTCACATCTTTTTTAAACTGCTCGTCACTGGTGTTTTTTAGCTGTGATAAATCCATTGCTTAATCCCTTATGCGGTAGTAGTCGCAGGCTTGCCTTCAAGTTTAAAGTTAATGGTTGTCTTGATAACGTCACCTACTGACGCGTTAAAGCCAAACGGCTGCACTTTAGCTAGACTTGACCATGTTGATCCGTCCTCAAATGACACGCGTAGGATATGCACAGCACGGCTGTCTGCTGCGGCTGCCAGCGCAATGCCTTCTTCTGACGTTTGGTTAAAAAAGGCATCTGAGCTTGCCATGTTAGAATCAAGCAAACCGTCCTCATAAGTTTTGGCGTAAGTTTCCGCCAATGACGTGGTGTCAATTTGCTCAGGTTCACTTACTTCTGTACTGATACCTGTCAGCGCATCGGTAATGTCATCCCATGCGGTCATAGCGGTGACGGCTGCTGCTAAGTCAGTAACTGGCAACGTGACTGCGGTAGCTGATAGCTCAACCTGAGTACCTGCGCTCAATAATTTAATCATTCTTTGTTGCTCCATAAAAAAAAGCCCGTAAGTGGGCGCGTTGGTTTTCGATAGGTAATAAAAAAGCCCCACGTTAGTGAGGCTTGGTTTAGATAGGGTTGTTAGATGTCTACATCGACTTTTGCACCTATGACGACATAACGGTCAGGCTCACCATGCGAGCTAAGACATGTTATGTCCACATAAACACTCTTGACCGGCAAGCCTGTGTCGATATTAAATTGCTCGGTTAGATTTTGAATTGCTACAGCGAGATTCTTTTCAAGCTCTATTCGCTTTTCTTTAAACTCTACTATATCCATATCACCCTCACTCAAATTTAGAGCTTAGCAGCTTGCCACTGTCGTCAAACTCACACATACCAGTGTGTTTTGACTCTGCATTGAATTGATTTTTTGCGTAAAACTGGAACCATAGCTCATGATTAGGTTCTTTCTTATATTTTAGGTTGCTGTGGATAATATCCATTGATCGCGGATTGCTTAGCTTGTCTTGTATATCAATCTGACAATTAGTTAGTAGCTCAGCCTCAGATTTGCCGCCTAAGTTTGGAATACCGCTTATCGTCTTAATAGATTTTCGCTCTCGCTCTTTTTCCTCAGCCTCAGCCTGTTCTTTTGCCGCTTGTTTGTCTGCCTTGGCTTGCAACTTCTCAGCCTTAACTTGAGCTGCCGCTATTTTGTCCTGCTCGAGTTTTGATTCTCTAGCTGCTTTATCTTCGTCACTCTCAAAAATCAGGCTGATAACACCTAACAGAACAATGACTCCCATGAATATCGCAAACCATTTTACGGCCGTTTTCATATCTCTAATCCAGTGAATTATATAAGCTCATCATAACTGACGGCTTATAAATCAGCAACAAAAGCCTACCCTAAATCACTTGATAGCTAATACTGATTGGTTGCATATAATAACCGTTACCATCAGGCATAGCGTTATTGGCAGTGCTCGACATAATGATTAGATTGCGACCATTGATATTATGCTGTTTCTCAGTGCCAAAATGCTCAACGATTGCATTGGTCTTTGCTTCAATATCAGCCGTCTTGGTATTGACTGGCACAAATAGCGTTATCTGCAATATCCCTGCTTGCTCAGTATCTCTCAGATTGCCTTTGTAGCTGTTCGTGGGCATGAGCTGCCATTTGCCCCACATGCTCTTTGATGGTGGGTTAAACGCATGATTAGGCAGCGCCATAGGTACACCAAAAGCACCTGCGATGTAGTGCTGTAGTAATATATCATCAACCATAACGCGACCTTAGATTGTTGCCGATTCGCTCAGCGTTCTTACGGGCCATACCAATGGCTGCCATTTTCGATGTACCTAATTCCAAGTAAGGGACGTAGAATAGGTTATTCACAAAGTAAAACGCCCCATCACCGCCAAATGCCTGAGACTGAGCCTTGCTGACTGCTTGTGCCCCTGCTGCGGCTGGACTACCTGCATACTCAATGATGCCAGTTGGTATTGAGTCCTTCGCTGCCTGCCAATTCTTACGCGCCATACCAGTATCAACAGGCGTGTCGCTAATGACCGAGGCCACCAATTCTTTATGCACGTTGATACGTAGCTTCTCAACATCCTCTGTCGTCTGGTCGATAAAGTTAATGATTACGTCGAGTGGGTCATTCATCATCAGCCTCATCAAAGCATTTATCGCAAATAGCATCGCCTATCACTACTAAAGCAATCAACAACCATTTCATAGTCAGCGCCTCAGTTATTCTCGTCCGTGAATTTCGTAAACAATCGCTGTACCTGCTGGATTAACGTCCTTGACGCTCATTACTCTGTACGCCTTGCCTAACGCCTCAATCGTGCCGTTTAAGCTGTCTATCGTCACGCCTTTGGCGCTTAGCAGTAGCTTCTTATCGCCCTGCTCAATCAGGCTTTCAGGCGCGTTATATAGCGACTCTTTGTAATTGAGCACGACACACTTACCTTGCTGCACTACTGAGGGTAAGTCGTCAGTTGGCATTCCTGTGACTGGGTCAAAACCACCGGCAATAGGCGCACTTGTAATGGTGCAATCTGTGCCTTTGTCAGTAATCAAGCGTAGGGCTGTGTCTGCCATGCGTTCGTAGAAGTCAGTCATTATTTACCCTCTGTAAACACGTACGTTTGCCGCCCATGATGTTGTACTTGCCAAGTATGGCGATAGCAGATCATTAACCGTTGTAAGCAGTGGTGACGCATTAGACGCGCCTTCAAAGTATTCAGTTTCGATGACGTCTACTTTTTCCTTCTTGACCTGCGCTTCGGTTGTCGCTGCCATTAAGTCGGTAGCGTCCGCTGCAACCGCAAGCATAATCTGAGCTTGTTTGATATTTCTTGGTATCGCTACGCCCATACGAGGGAATAGCGTTGATTGAATAGTATTAAGCGGCTCAGATTTGTATTGTTTGGACTCCAACACATCCATAGCTTGCAGGAGTAGCTGGCTTAAATCCTTTGTTAAGGTAATGCCGCGACCTGTTGTATAGCTATCTAGCTCAGCCTCACTAACGTAGCTGTTAGCATCTGAAACACCGTCGTTCGTTTGTATGATTAAAGCCACAGCGTTATCCTCGTTTAAATCTATCGCAATACATACCGACCTAAGCCAGTATGTATAACTATAAATCTAGGTTTTAAGGGGTTGCGTCTACTGGTCGTACAATTGCGATCTCAGGGTCTTCAATGCCGTAATCAGCACCACGTTTAGTGGCGTCGAATGCTTTTGGGGCATCAGCCGTTGATGTGCTGTCATCAAAGTAATCTTTATTTGATGGGTAGCTGTAGTTGAAATCTGGCTCTAAATCAGTCTTGGCTGTCATGTCTTACCTCTTATACGTTAGTGATTAGGAAGCGAATACCGATGTTATCCACATCAGCATCCATGCGCCAGTTAGCGCCATCTTGCAAGTCAGCCCATGACGCACTAATAGCCTCGTTAGAAGTACCACCAGTAAGCGTTGACTCATCAGCAATGAAGCTAAAGCCTTGCGGATGGATTAGCGTGTTTGCGCGTGTCCATAGTGCGTTATGACCTGCACCATTGCCAGTCGATGCTGTGCGCTCAATCTCTAAGTCATCACGGCCACGGCTCATTGCGGTAGCAAATGCACCTGCGCTCATTAGGTATGAGACAAACTTAGCGTTTGCAGTTGTGCCAATCTTAGTACCTTTGTTTGATGTGACGATACGACGACCGTTATACATCTCAACAGGCGTTAGGTTTGCGCTAGTAGTCACATACTCAACTAACTGCTGTTTACGCATTGAGGCTGCAATCTGTGGATGCACAACCATCACACCGTTACCCTGATACATATCAGCCATTGTCGCTTCAACGTCGATGAAAGCATCAACGCTAAACTTACTTGCTGCTGTAGCAGTGCCAAGTGAGATATCAAGCGTCAAGTCTTTATCGGTGCTATCAAGCGCACGTAAGCCAAACAATGTAGCAATGGCTCGGTTATCAAGCTGATTCGCCCAATAGTTATCAATCATACCCGCAATAGCTTGGTTTGGTGAAATGCCAATCAAGTATGACTCAAGGCTGGATTCTAAAAAGCCTTCATTGATGTAGGCTGCACGACCTTTTGACTTGTAACCGTCAATCTTACGAGGCATGGCAATATCGGTAAACACGGTGTTTCCGTAGTTGCTCTCAAGATTGGTGTCTAATGCTTTGATGTTTGGAATATCAAATGCTTGTGTACCACTGTTTAGCAGCACATTTAAACGAGGGTCAGTGACAAAAGCGCCTGACTCGTAGAATTTAGCTTGCTGTAGCGGGGTGTCAACCTGAAAGGACATAACCACATCACGGTTAAATACTGCTCTTAAATCTGCCATAAAGTCTTACCTCTAAAATAGTTGCTTGAATAATTCGGGATTTTTGGTTGCAAGCTCGATACGTTCAGCTTCGGTGTATTCGCTGGCTGATTTCACGCCTTTAGCACCTTGACCTTGACCGCCAGTGCCTGAGCCGCGTGTGCCTGTCAGTAAGCTGTCATACATGCCACTATTGCGAAACTCGTTGGCCAAATCGTCAATCGTGTGTGCTGATAGCTGACCTTGCTCATCAATGACTTTTACCTGACCATCTACCACAGATAGGCGGTCTTTAATAAATCGTTGCAATAGGCGTTGGTTGTGTGGCGTATCTGCTAACTGACTCGCTAAGCTCTGCGACGTTTGCTCTACTGAGCTATTGTCACGCTGCTTTACCAGCTCGTTGTTTCGGTCAATCTCGGCTTGTAGCTTTTCTTGCCATGATTTCTCTAACGCTTCAAAGTCACCGTTTTTCTTTAATGCTTCTTGCTCGATGCGCTCACGTTCCGCTTGGGCTTGTTTAGCAGCCTCATCACGTTGGCGTTTCTCACCGATCAGTTTTTCAGCATGTTGCTTTAGGCGCTCAACCTCGGCAGCATCAGCCACACCATCTACCGCTAGTACAAACTCGTCACCGACTTGCGTGTATAGCTCTTTATGGGCGTCTGATAATGCGTCGTGCGCTTCCGTATCGATCTTATATTTCAGCATGGGTACAACCTCATGTTTTTAGCTCACAGAGCCGTTTTCGGATAATAAAAAACCCCGCTAATGCGAGGCTTGGTTTTGGTTAAATTGTTTTATAGATTAATCATTACATCGCCTTGCTGTGGTTCGCTTGGCTTTGGGTAATCTTCGCCGCGTTCGTCATAAAACTCCATAGCTGTGCGTAAAGCGTCTTGCGCCATTTCAACGGCATCAGCAAAATTAGCGCCCTGAGTGATAGCTTCTGGCACATCACGAAAGGTAACAGTAATGCCTTGAGGGCATTTATAGGTAACGTAACCGTACCCGTCCTCAGCTTGCTCATGCTCTACAAATGTTTCTTCAAACTGTGCTGGATATAACATAATCACTCCTCATTAGCCTTACGCCTTGCTCTAGCGCGTCTATTGCGTTTTAGTCTATCAATCTCGTTCTGCTCAGCTATCTTATCGGCATTTTGAGCCGCCCATTCAGCGTAGGTTGTTTGACTACTCACACTGCCATACATAGATGACCTTGTGCGCCCCTCGCTAAGCCATGAGTATTCTTTATCCAGCTCAGGCACGATGACAGTACGGCAGAAATAGTGAAACGGTGGTATTCGTGCATCAGGTGCGCCATAAGTGAACACCTTAGAGTCTAAACTTTGGCATATCGGCGTTGTTCTCGTGTCTAAGGTCGCCACGATACGATACTTGTAAACGTCATTAGCAGCCCTTGCCTCAGCTCTAGCTACTTGTGAGCAATGATGGCAAGCGGTATCAATGGCGGCTCTAGCAGATTGCTTTTGCTTGTGTATCAAGCCGTCTGCATATCTAGCTTTCTCGGTGCCAATCAATACAGCGCTTAACTCATTAACATCGACCTTGTTTGACCAGCCAAAGCGGATAGCCTTACTGATACGCTCATTGTTGTAAGCAACTAGGTTGTCCATGTGCTCATCAATAAACAGACCGCTTGCGGCTATCGGCGTCTTACTCACTTTCTTATAGACTTGCGATGCCTGCTTTGGCATACCCATCGCCAACACCTCGCTTTGTGCGCTATATTCAGCTAACAAAGCAGCGTCGGATATAAAATCCTCTACCGCATCACGATAGCGGTTATTTTGCACCGATACAACCTGAGCAATAATTGAATCAATAGCAGGTTTTGACAAGTTATCTATGCGCTTTACGCCTGACAAGTAAGCCGCTATATCATCACCTAAACTGTTTAGATGACGATAAAAGCGTTTTTCGTATCGGTTAATGGCAACATCAGTTTGTTTGTTAGCATAAGCTGCGAATTTATCACCGTCGATTGCCATAGTTACTCACCGTCAGTCATGCGCTCATTATCAAACAAAACACCCTGTTCTGCCTTAATAGTTTCTTGAGCCTCGTTGCTATCCTCAATGGTTGCCACCTCGCTCTCCACCATAGCAGCTCGCATTTCAGCAAATGTAATAGCGCCGCTCTGCCAGTTAGCGACCATTTGAGCTTGTTGCTCAGGTGACATTTTAGCAAAGTTAAATTGCGTATTGAGTGTGACAAACAAGCCGTCAGTAGCAATGCCAACATAGCGACCACAAGCGCGGATTGCTTTTGTGTAGGCATCGCTAATATTATTAGCAATAGTCGTAAGCGTACTTGTTTCATCGCTCGCATCTTGTGCGGCTTCGGTTGCCGTTTTTGCCTGCTTAGACGTTTCAACTAGCTTCGCGCCTAACGCTTTCATCTGCGATTCTTTGTGCTGCATGGCCTCAAATAATGCGCTGTCAGACTGCGCTTGTATCATCTGCGCGCTACCGCCTTGTGGCAACATAATGCCGCTACGTGAGCCGATAGCGATACCGTCACTCAATACATCAGTAACCCATTGCTCAGTTAATCCTGATACAACCAGCGTTGGCTGCCCTGCAATAAATAGGCTTTCCTCTAAATCTGCTGAATTGCGAAAATGAGCAATATTAAGCTCTGCCAAATCATAAACAGGACTATCATCAATCTCAGCATCGTTATTGACAGCGCCGTAAAAGTAAAACGGTATTTCAGTTAGCTGCTTGCCTTTATTGTCTTTTAGGTTATTAATGCCCTGACTAATCCAGTTGCCGTCAATCTTTTGTAGTATCTCGCTCTCAGATAAGCCGTCAACCAAGCGTAAGACTAGCAACTGCTCGCCTAGTTTTTGCTCGTAACCGTCATCCTCTGCGATAAAACTCTCAGATAAAACAAGTAAGCTTAATTTATAAACAGCACCGACTTTTGACACGCGCCAGTTAATGACACTCTCACGCTCATAGTGACTGATAGTTGGTCTAATACCGCCACTGGCCATACTCGCTCTAGTCACGCCATTGTTAACTGGCATATCCGCTAATAGACCGCCACCGCCTTTGAGCAAACACTGAATGGTAGCGTCCTTTGCTTGCTGCACCAGTGATTCGCCAGAGCCATCAATATCAGTCTCAAGATAAGCAAGTTCATTTAAGTCGTAAGTCGGGTACTTACTAAATATCTGACCGACTAATGCACTTACCGTTCTACGAGTGACGTTATAAAACACAGCACGATTAATATAGTCTTGATAGCGCTTAGCTTTAACCTCGTATTTTTCAGAAGTTGGTGACGGATCAGGCAAATAAGGCGATACACTAAAATTACTAGCGCCGCCACCATTACCATGAGCGCCTAAAGAATTGTAGCCAGTAGTGCGCTTTATCGCTCGCTCACCCTCGTAGCAGTCAGAACACAGCTGATACACCGGCATCATGGCTAAGAGTTCGGGCTTTATAAAATCAGGCTTAGCCATAGTTATTTATCCAAAAGTAATGTTTAGTTTCTTGGCAGGCTTAGGCTTGCTTTGATAGACAGCAAAATACCTAAAGGCGTCACTGTAATGGCTCGACCAATCATGTAATGGTTTATCGCGCCACATCCCTGCTTTCTCGTTCCAGTCTTTCTTATAGTTTTCTAGCGCCTTGATACCGTCATCACACTTCACCGCATCAAATTCGCATAGCGGCAATATCTGCCTGACCATTTCAATATCTGTGTTGACCGATGTTGTGCGCTTGACTACCTCAAAATTGATAGAGATATGCACACCATCAACCGTGTAACCATCACGCGCTTGCTGTCTTAAGCTCTTAGCGTCATGGCTGCCTAGCGTTCTGTTGTCAACGTCATGCGGTGCTACGTGGCGACCATAGTTATAGCCGCGCTTTTGCAGCACACCCAAGTAATGATTAAGCCCCTCACCGCTGTTTGAGTAGCAGTCGATAACTTGATAACGTTCGCCCACTTTTTTAATAAACCAAATAGTCGTGCTGTCACTTACGCCTAAATCCCAGTAAGTATCAACGGCTGCGTGTTTATTGTCTGGCAATTCATCAGCGATTAAACCTTTGGCGTATAGCTCGGCAAATTGCTTGGCATAATATGCGCCCTCAACAGACTGCTCAAACGCCTCACTAGGTATCGATGGGTATTCGCGCTTCATATCAGCGCCCAGCGTTTTCTCTTTGCCGTAGTACCAGCTCTTTTGCTCGTCTGTCAGCTTAACGCCATGCTTGTTCTCTAGCTGCTCAAAGTAATTAATCAAGCGCTCAGGCAATGGTTGCTTTGGCATCACGTACTCAGGCATTTGGTGCCATGAATAGAAAAAGAATTTAAAGTCCTGCTTGGTAAGCTCCTTACCGGACAGTGCTAGTTTCTCAGCCTCTTGACTAATATCAAAGAAACGCCCTTGTCTGCCCTCAGCTGTGCTCTCAAGCGTTCCAATGCCATCAACACCCAAAGCCTCAAATGCACCAGTTATGATCTCACGCGCTTTCTCAGGATATTTAACGCATATCTTACCGAACTCACTAACGTGCAAGCTCTGCAATGTACCACCGCGAAATGAGGTTGAAACTGAGACTGAGCCGCCTTTCTTAAACACCAACTCTTCTTTGGTTTCAATGATGACCGGATTAGCTTGTTTGATAATGTCCGGTAAATGATCGTAAGCGTATTTAACCTTCTCACGAAATAACCGCCTAGCATCTGGTAAGGTATGAGCAATCATGGCACAACGTTTAGATTCAAATATTGCAGCATCAACCTGCATAACACACTTCTCAGTAGTAAAACCGATCTGCCTAGCCTTTAATATGACATTGCGTTTATGCTCACCATCAAAATAATGAAGCTGCTCAGCTGTCATCTTAAACTTAACTTTCTTGCCGTTCTTGTCGGTAATCCAGTACAAATTATTTAAGCGATAGAACCTATCTGTCAGTTTATCTAGTAGTTTCATCATTGCTTAAATCATCCATAAGGTCGCTAAGTGTCGCAACCTCCGCTTTCACAGTAGCGTTAAGGTCTATCGTTTGATTGCTTGTCCATGCAGCTACATCAACATGCCTACCGATTAACTCAAGGTTTTTGACCTTATCAGGGAATTTGAGCTTAGCAACTGACGTGCCTTGACCATCACTAGCGATCTCGAATGAAGATATGTTCTGTCTCCATTCAGCAGGCCACTCATTAATTGGTTTAATTGCACCGCTGTTATCAAGTATATCTGCTACATCCAACTGGTCAACCTCAAGCAGTCTTTGCAGTACATAACCTGCATCGACGTTTAATTGCTTATTGCGTAGGGCTTTAAGCTCTGCAATAGCGTTTTGAACCTTAGCATAACTTAGCATCCTACTAGCTTGAACGTGTGCTGAATCCTCAGCGTAATGCGCTCTGATTGCTGCCTTTGTGCCGTTTAAGTCTTTAATGTACTCATGCACAAATAACTGCTGCTTTTCTTCTAACTGGTCTAGTGCACTTACAACACCATGAGGCGTATCATCATTCATAACGCCTCCTAGCGTTTGTCGGTATAAAAAATGCCCTGCACAATCAAGTGAGGGCAAACTGGTTACTTCAATCTATCCATCTTATCAACAACAGCCTGTGCGCCCTTATAACCACGCTTGGCACGTTTGCTCATAAAGTCATACCAATAATCAGCGCCTTGCTGTCGGTTTTCTCTGTTGCATTTCTGCCAACGCTCAAACACTTCGTCATTAGATAGGTCGCACATGAGCAATCCTTTGCTAGTCAATCAGGCATTAAAAAACCGCCCTTTTCGGCGGCTTGGTTAATTCGTTCTTCTGCTATCTTAAAGTAATCAGGGTCGAGTTCTATGCCTATAAAGCGTCTGTTAGTATTAACGCAAGCCACACCTGTTGAGCCGCTGCCCATAAACATATCAATCACAACGTCATGCTCATTGGTATAAGTCTTTATCAAGTATTCCATTAAAGCGACTGGTTTTTGTGTAGGGTGCAAACCCTTTTCGCTTTTAACCGTCTGATAGCTTACTGGGTATCTCTTACCGTCGCTCACTGTCTCATGCAAATCTTGACCATGGTAAACCTCAGCTGCAGCACCTCGTTTCTGCCTGTATGGCTTGCCGTCTGTTTTTTGAGGGTTATAAGTTGGTAGTTTGCTGTAAAAAACACATATATCCTCATGCGCCCTTAATGGCATACGATTAGCATTATAGAAACCTGTTGATTGCGTTTTGCACCATGTTAGGTCGTACCTAAACATACTCATATTGCTAGATATTAAGGTCGTGGTAAACGGCTGTGCTGCAGTCATAACTATTGCGCCATCTGTTTTTACGATACGTTTTAGCTGCAGCCACATATCATCTAAATCAACAACGCTATCCCATCGTGCGTTAGTCGTTCCATAAGGCATATCAGTCATGACCATATCAACGCTACCATCAGGTATATCCTTAAGCAGCTCTAAGCAATCGCCCTGTCTTAAATCAATCATGCTATCCCTGCCAAATTTTGGACAATAAAAAAGCCCCACTCGTTAAAGTAGGGCTTAAATAACTGCGCTCAACACATAAAATGCGGAGCATATACCCATGCTATATTATCTCACGTAGTTTGTCAATACGCATAAAAAACACGGCGTTAACCGTGTCTATATAAAGCATTTCATCCTGAGAGGTTTCAATCCGCGCAACTTGTGCGAGACTTAATCATAGTTACCATTATGCGGTGTGTCAATCAAAGCCTTAGCAATATTTGGCATTGCATCAAACGACTTAATACCAATGTCTTTTAGTGCGTCCAGTGCAATATTGATCTCGTGCATATCATTACGACCGATTGCATCCTCAAGTTGCTTGTAGGCATCAAAAAACTTGTCTTGCTGACCTTGCGCCCACTCATTAACAATATCTTGCTTAACGCTGGGCGCTAACTTGTACTTTAGGCGCTGTGATATAGATTTATGCTTTGCCATTATTGACCTCGTATTTTTTAACCAGTAGCTGCCATGTCTGCCAGTCAATAGACGTATCACCGGATTTATAGCGGTAAAACGTCCTGCGCGACATATTGTTGTCTGCGTAAAACTGCTCGTTACCCAACCCCGATGCAGCGACCAACGCTGCAAAGTTATCAGGGCTATAACCGTGGTCTTTAAATATCATCTGTAAGCACTGCGTAGGTAATCTCGTCTTTATCATTGATTGCAAGGTTTGGAGACATAGCAACAGACTCACCCGAGTACAAGATACTATGCTTATCCATGATTTTTTTTGGGTTAAAACTATATCTGATATGGCTAACTTGCTCAACTAAAGCGGTCTCCATCCCTTTGTCCCAATTGTGTATCAAACCCACAGTCACCGACTTGGCGATCTCTGCTAACTCAGACATTTTGCAAGTTTTTAGATCTGTTGCATTAACTCGTTGCATTTTGGCATTCCTTTTTTTAGTTAATTAAGCGTATTGACGATATGGGTTTAGGTTGCCAGCGTCGCTGTAACCCTCATTCATAATATCGTCATAATTTTGGGCGCGTGATATCGCACGACGTTTAGCTATAACTTGAGTTGCTTTTGCTTTGATTTTTTTGGCAATGCTCATTACTAACTTTAAGCATACTGCAAAAGTCGCGCTGTAACTGTCACCAGCCTTAACTGTTGCTTTGGTTAGTTTGTGAGCCGCTTTAAAGACGTTTGATTTGGTTGCTGATTTATTAAGAGCAGCCTCAGCATCAACTACCGCAACTGGCTCCGCTTTATCAAAATCCATGATGCGGACAACAACACCGCTAGCATAGGTTTTAACGATTGAGTGTACGGCATGGATATTTTTAGTGCGGTCACGCTTAGAGACGTGGATTTCCTCGCCAATAACAACTTCGCCAAAACGAGCAGGGATCCAAGCGCCCCAAGTACCGTCATCTAATTTTTTGTATGTGATTGAGTTTGACATTTTGATATCCTCTCACCCGTTTGGGTGTGCTTTGTGGTTGGTATGGGTTTATTATAGTGCCATTTAATGACACTGTAAAGCATTGTTTGCAATTAATTTAAAAATAAAGCCCTGCGGTTACACAAAGCTTTAATTAATTAAATATCATCCATCAACATACCCATAATCAACCCCTCTGTATGCGCGATATACTCTCTCGCTCTATGCTCACCTGCTCGCTTACCGCTATCACCGTACAAGTACGTTGTGAGGTACCCTTGTGCTATGTCCTTTGGTATATCTCTATTTACATATTTTAGGATTAAGCACTGAGCATGTGCTGGGGCATGTTTGGCAATCAGCGTAATAATACGGTCAATCTTAGCGGCTTGCTTATCGCTGATAAAATCATCCTCGTCATCTACAATCAAATCCCATCGTATCTTAACATCTGAGCCTTCAACCTCTTTTGGTCTTGGCGCTGCTGCTAGGATTGCATCCCAATTGTTCTTATACCCTAATTGGTCACCTTTTGAGCGACACCAAGCACCCCATGCTTTTAGTACAGACTGTATATCGTCAATCATCGCTTAATCTCCACCAGTCCGCTATCAACCCAAATTTTCAACGTCTCAAAATGCGCTCTCAAAATATCCTTATAAACCGTGTCGCTCTTTACCCTGCCATCTATCGTGTCATGACAGCTTGAACACGCAAAGCAGCTCATATAATCGGGTGGCTTAATACCGATGCCGCAAAACTGGTTATTCCTGATATGAGCTAAAACCACTGTTTCAGGATTATAATTACAGCCTGTCAGTCGTAATGTGCATTGCTGACCTTGTGCGCTTTTGCGTAGCTTACTCATGATAGATACCGTCCATTGGCTGTGTTAGGCGTAATCCGCGATTAACTGTAAAGTGGTGGTAAATAGCGTCTAAGTATCGTTGCATCTGCCCTTTGTTCATTTCTCTAGTTACTGCTACGTCTATCGGCTTCATCATGTACTTAACCTGCATTTCATAAGACAGCTTGGCATAAAACTCATCTTGCATAACCTGTGCATACTCTGGATCATCTTCACAAAGTATTGGTACACCAAAAAACAACTTGCAAAGCCCTCTGTACTGCTCGTATGAGTGCTGCGGCTTTTGCTGATGTACCTCTGTTAGATAATGATGCAATAGGCTGTTCTGTGGGGTACTACGCTTCACCTTTTCGCCATCTTCTTCTGTAGCTGTGTAGGGTAATGAGCGACTAGCCAAGTAACTCATGTGTTTTAACCTCTCATCGTCGTTACGCACTATTCGGCTGACCTTGGTTGATTTAGTCATCGGATGCCTCACTATCGAACCACATCAAGAACATCAAGCAACAGATGGCGTGTGCCAAGTGCGGTAAATGCGAGCCTTTTTGGTCACCTTTATCTAAATCTAGCAACTCACCATTCCACCAAGCATCAATATGTCTCATTGCTGCATCGTAGTAGCGTGTGCGAGCACTTGGTACTTTCTGCCAATTATTATCAGCGTATTTTTTGCTACCAAACTCCAGTACATCAACCACACTATTTACCGCGCCTTTTGGCAGTAATGAATAACGGCGTTTTGAGCTATCATCTTTTCGCCCTTGCTCGCTTGGCTTAAAGTAATGTAAAAAGTCGTGTCTTGATGCCATATAACTGCCATCTTTACTGCTGCTGCCTGTCACGCTAAAAGCACCCACAGTCGCTAGCGTTACAGTATTGGTTTCATCGAGTTTATTAACCCACGTATCGCCTTTTTTAATCTCAATATCACTCATTCTCATATCTCCTTAGTACCAACCCAGTCCATTAGTTTTGTCTCTTGCTTATCGGCTGCTGCACGTTTAAGCAACCCGTCCGCAGCCGACTTAACCTCACCCCAAACTGACGGGTTTATAAAAATCGACTCATTATTAATATCGTCATGGATAAATATATCGCCCGTATCAATGTCAATTGTTAATCTCCCTGCGCCCTGCTTAATTGTTATTTCATTGCCCGAACTAATCATTCTTATATCTCCGTTTTAAGCCTCTCAACCCCATTCAGCACCCTTTGCATGTAAATGGGATTTAAGCAGCTTGTACCTATCAAATTATTGCAATGCTTGTCTAATTTAGGTCTCTTTAACCTCGATACCGTGGATTGCTAGCATCATGTGTCGCTTCATCTTGTAATACGGCTTCTCTTTGGTGACCGGAGATTTAACATCTTCTACAATCCGCTCACCTGTCAAAACATCGGTATAGGCAAAATCCGCAAAGTATCGAACCGCTGGTTTGGCTCTAGCATCACCGCTAAACTTAACGCCTTTGACCAGTTCAAACTTTGGCTGTAACTCAAGGTCGCTAATCTCACCTGCTCGCTGCATGAGTAGTAAAGCCTGATATCGCCTTGCCTCTTTTTTGCTATCAAACTTGATACCGTCAACGACTATCTTTTTGTTGATGTAAATCGACTTAGCCATCACCTACCCCTTAATAATCTGATTAAACGTCGTTCTGCTCATAGTCTCTTTTGACCCGTCCGTATAGGTGATAACAACCGTGTCGCTCTTGATCCACTCCGCACCCTGCACCGTCTTTTTGTTGTATATGTTTTTCATACCTTGACCACCGCGTAACTGTTGTTTGTATCAACCTGAATAGATTTGTCGGACTCCAGCCATTCATCGATGTACTTAATTGACTGCTGATATATCGTTTGCGATAAATGCCAGTCATCACCTGTACTTAGAAATACACAAGACAAAGGCTCTAATGTTTGTCCGCATTTTGATTTGATGTAAATTACGGCTTTAAACTTGCGATTCTTGCAAAATATATCTTTACGCTTTGTTAGCCATTCGCCGTAGTATTCTGTTCTTGCTGCTTGTGCTTCTGGTGTCTTATCGTTTAGATAGAGCTTGCAGCGACCTTTGAATATTTGTTTAAACTCCTTTTTCTTATCGCTCATTACCGCCTCCTAGCTCCGCTTCTTGGTCTTTGCCGTCATAATCAAAAGGCGCTATCTGCCAATACTTGCCGTCCTCTAGTATTTCGCCCTCCAGCTTGCCGTCTTTGATTGTTTGCATTGTTATTGTTCTCATTCGCCAAACTCCCTATCTATTGCGCTGTTTTGCCAGTCACTAGCGTCGTATTCACCAATGAATTCACAAGTTGCGTCGTTGATATGAATACACGACCACTGCGCTGATTCGCAGCTAGTAACAACCACTCTTAGGTCGTCTTTTTCAACACTGTAAAACCAAGCACCACCGCTCGCATCTACTGCTGCACTCACAGCCCAATCGGGAGCATCTTTAAATACTGCTTGCGTTAGCTTCTTCATACCGCCATCCTCCGTAATTCTGCTAATTTAGCCGTTATCTGCTTATCCGTTTCGCTACCTGCTTGTACTGGTGCGTGACTGTGTTCTACTCGGTGCGTTTCAGGTACTTTAAAATCTGCGCCCTCGCTGTGTTCTTTGCAGACCTCTGGATAATGCTTTTGCCATGATTTGTAGCTAATCGATTCAGGCTGTGTTTTGAGTTCCCATGAGCCGATCCGTTTTGCTGTCTCAAGTGCTACCTCGTGCTTGTAGTTGCCTTGTGCTGCAGACAAGTACGCTTTTCTCATGTCTGGGTAATTGCTTGATACATCGCCTTTGACCAGTTCGATAAAATCCTGTGCTGCTGTTGGTGGCCATTTAAGGTTTAGCGATAACTCTGCTGCTTGGTTAAACTCTTTGAGCGTGATACCTGAGTTCTTGATCGCAAGTGTCCATAGCTCTGCTGTTCTCAAATCTAGCGTTTGGCGCTCTTTTAGTTTGCTGCCATACATTCGTAACCAATCTTCAAACAAGTCAATGACAAGGTTAATTGACCGTTCTGAGTTCGCCTGTGTTTGGCTGTGTGTTTCCGTACTTAGCTGCTGCTTCTGCTCTGAGTTGGTCAAAGTGGTTAGGTTGGCTGTTAGCTGACTGATGGTTTGCATGGTTATTCCCCTGATAATTTGTTTGCTGTGTTTGGTGGTATCGAGATATTGCTTCATCGCATCGTTGGTCACTGCTGATTGCGTTCTTGATTAACACCTGACCGTTTTGCTGATGCCATGTGCTTTGAATAACGCTAAGCATTGCTGACTTAATTTCATCGACTGTGAAGTTCTTTAGTCTCGCTTTTACAGTCTTGACCCAAACACTGGGTTTAACGTCTGCTGATTTGTTTTTACCGTGATTGCTATTCCAAAATTCAACCAATGATTCTGCTGATTGATTGATTTGTTTTTTAGCTAACTCGGATTCTGTTTTCTTGCAAACTCCATAATCATTTAAGATTTGATAACCACGTATATATATAAAAGGTATCGGGTAATGGTCTCGGGTATCGTGTGTGTGAGAATTTCTCACAAGTTGATATGAGTTTTTCTCACAAGTTTGTGAAAATTTCTCACAAGTTGGTGTTTTTGCCTTATGAGAATTTCTCACAAGTTCAGTAAGTGCCAACAACTCGCATTTATCCATTTTGATGGTGATCGTGTTCGTCTTTCGGTCTTGCCCTAAGATGAAGATTAAGCCTTTTTTCTTTAGACCTCGGATTGCATCAATCACACCCCTGTTGCTCAAACCAAGCTCGTCTACAAACTGAGATATAGCGATTTTGTCAGTCAGCTTGCCCCAGTCGATAGTTTTGTCGTATATCGTGTCCAAGACCATGTACTCGCTGTGTGATAAGCGTTTTTTATGTTTTAGCCCTTTCCACCATTTCGGCTTGGCTGTAAACCTTTCCATTGGATAAACCCCTTTCTTTAGCGTGTTCATTACGCGACCCCCTCACTAGCTAGGTGCTCAATTACCCATGCCTCACCTTTTAGACTGAATAAAGCCTGTGAGTGCCCCATGTCTGTTTGTTTCATCTCGCCAAGCTCTTTATCAATAAACCATTGCTTGAACGCCCTGCCACGCTTTAAGGCTTTGTTGTAAACGCCTATCTCGTCCAGTACGCGATTAAGCATGATTGCTGATAAACCTATCTTTTGACCGACCTGTGTTGCGGTCAGTAGTGTGTGACGGTCAACAACCTTGTCGTAGTGGGCGACTTTAGGTGCTGCAAGCTCTAATTGCTTGGCTTGGTCTGCCGCAAGCTGCAAAGCCTCGCCTAGCGTTTGTGGTATCTGGAATAATGGTGCTTCGACTTGCTGCTCTAGTTCTTTCCATCTGCGATTAATGCGGATTCTTATTTCACGGCTATAACCAGTGATAAGGTCAATGCAGTGATCTTGCGTAAGTAGGTATTCTTTGTATTGACGACCGTTATCAGCCTTGTATGAGCATTGCCCGACTTTGGGCAGTGACATTTCCATGTAGGTATCGTTTAGGTTTTCAATGTCACGCATAACATGACGATGCTCTTTACCGCATAACTCAGCTATTTCACGGCTGCCCATCGTTTCTGTATTGATTTGCATAATTTGCATTTGCATAGTAAAATTCTCACTTGTTTGTTTTGTGTTAGACACGCTTTATCAGTTCACGCTGATAAGGCGTTTTTATTGCTTATCCAAAACATATCTAACGATGGTTCTACTCTCACGCTCACCGCGTACCGTGTAGCCCATTTTTCTAATCGTCTTTAATATGCACTGGAAATATTTGTAAGATAGTTTGAAGTCTGCCACATCATAAAAGCCCTGCTCTGTTAGCGCTTTTAAGACCTCACGTCCAGCAAGTGATAAGCCCTCTCTTTTAACAGCCTTTTCTTTCTTACCTGCTTTTGCATTTTCTCTACGCCACACTGCCAACTGTTTGGCAATCTCTTTAGCGTCCGCTGCTTCCTGCTTAGCTAGATTCTTTAGTGCCTGACGGTGCTCACGTTGAGCCTTAGCGACTGCAACTTTGCGCTCTGACGTGCCCATTGGTCGCAAGTAAAGCTCTTTTGTGTCTGCGATACTTTGAATGATGCCGCCGTTCGGTTTGTTCTCAGCGCGTTTCTGTGGGAACTGGTCAAGCCATGCTTCTACTGAATCGACGGGCATACCTTTGCTTTGATTGCTGTAATTGCTCATTGGCGCAAAATATGGTTCGTTGAATGACATGATTAACTCCTATGCAAAATGAATTAGTGTGTAAATAACGATTGCTGCACATGCGATAACAAAAACGACGCTCTTAATGCTGTGCCAAAATTGCATGTTTACTGATTGTTTGCGGTCGTTTTCTTCTTTGATGGTTTCCATGTTTTTAGCTCTTAGTTTCAATTGCTCGTCTTGTGCGTCATGCACTAGAGATAAATGTGCTGCATAATCACTTTTCATCACTGTCATCCTTGATTGGTAATTCGTAAGTCTTGCCACCTGCAAAGGTGACCGTTTCTTTGCGCTGCTCTTCCATCATCTGAAAGTGTTGAATCTCACGCTCCCAGTCTGCTATTTCTTGCTCAGTCATATTTAAACCCCAGTGTTAGTTGCATCTGATTCTTTATCTTCTGAATCATGCTGTTGTTTACCTTTTTATTCTTTTTGCGCTCAACCAAGCCTTTGCCGTGAAATGAACCCACAGAAAAGTCGTCGTTATCTTTTGTTTGCCAGTATTCAAGCTGACTGGTTAATGACTTATTTTCTTTTTCTAGGTAGATCCAGCGGTCTACAATGTCGGCTGTAAATTCAGGTGATAGCTGAGCAACGACAATCAAACTATCTCGCTTGGCTTTATCGCCACTGAATACATAAATTTCGGTTTTATAATCTCGGTTATTGACCTTGTTGAGCATGATTGCCGTCGGCGGTAATGCTATAACCCCTTTATTTGCAAGGCGTTCGATACTTCTTTTTACTTCGCTATGACCACTGCCAGTAACTACCTCAATATCAATACTGGTCATCGTTGCTGTATCGCTGCTAAATAAATCGCTAAGTATTAATTCCATGACTAACCCTCCTCTGTTGTTTCGTTTAATAACTCAATCATTTTTTCGCCTACGCTGTGCCCAGGTTCTTTGGTTAATCCGAGTTTGATTTGATTGATTGCTGCTTGAGATACGCCACACTCTTTGCCGATGGCAGTTTGTGTCCAACCTGCCTTTTTAAGCTCAGCAACGATTTTCTGCCATTTAGTTTGCATGATTGCCTCCTTCGTTTTACTCATTATATAAGAATACTTGTAAAAAACAAGCTGTTTATAACTTTACTTGTTGACATAAAAACAGTTTACTTGTATTTTGTTTGTTATATTAACGACAGGACTTATAACTTATGGGTATTTTTATGAAAACTTTAGGCGAGCGCATCAAAGAAGAGCGCAAAAAGCGCCGCTGGTCGCAAGCGGACTTAGGAGTCAAGGTGGGCGTGTCTCAAGCTGCTATATCTGAGATTGAGCGCGATGTACCTAAATCTAGTGGATTGGTCATACCTATAGCAAAAGCTTTTAAAGTTAATGTTAGCTATCTAACTGACGGCAAAGAAAACATATCAAGACAAGTGGCTGATAATAGCGACATCGTGATTATTGGTGGTCAAAACGGAGAAGTTGCTGATCCAAAAGAATACGTCATGATTCCTCGCTATGATGTGCGCGGTTCATGCGGTGAAGGTATTGATGTTAATGAAGTTACTATAGTTGATGGTATGCCTATGCCAGTAGCTTGGCTAAGAGCGCAGAACCTACCAGAGGCTCATTTGCTAGCGGTAATAGAGGCAAGCGGTGACAGTATGCAGCCAACCATTGAAGATGGTCAGACATTGATTGTGAACACTGTTGACATTGAACCAAAGAGCACTAAGATTTATTTGATTTGCATCGACGGCAAGCTATTCATTAAGCGTCTGATATACACGCCTACTGGCTGGATTATGCGCTCAGACAACCCTAACAAGAGCAACTATCCTGACTTTGTTATTGGCTCAGAAAACCTTGATAACATCGACATTCAAGGACGCGTAGTTTGGAAATCAGGTATGCTCTAAGCAGCCACCCCGCCCTAATACACAAATTAGCCACTCGTCATGAGTGGTTTTTTTGTGTCTGCTTATAATTCACCTATAAAAAATATAAGTTTACACAAACTTACATTTATTTTGCTTATATTTATAAGTATTCTTTTGACTTCTTTTAAAAGTTTACTTATAATTAATCATCGCAACGAACAACGCAGACGATGCAGCGATGGCAGGACACTATTTAAAAACTTGGTATTAGATTTGGTTATTTATAGATGCGATTGGTCAGCCAGTCGTATCAAGTAAGCAACTAAACGAGCAATAGCTCATTAAATAAGGAATGGGATTATGAATATCGGCGATCTAATCAAAAGCGTCATGACGTTTGATGGTGATGCAAGTCAATTGCGCTCTACCGAAGAAACTGGCCATTACCACGATACGCAGCAATGGCACGACGAAAACGCTCATCTGATGTATGAGGGCGATAAGTAGCTAGTAAGTCATAGCCGTTTTAATCGACGGCTATTGCGTACTAACCAAGGAGATAAAGGTATGACAACCATCAATCGTAGCGACATAACGAAAATGCACTTTCATGTTTGGCAGTGTCCGAGCTGTAAAGATTCAAACGAAGAATTTATAGAGGGTGCAACACGGGGCGGCGTTATATGTGATAGCTGCGACGAAGAATTTGAAGTAATAGAGAATAAATAAAACCCACAAAAAAGCCCTGCGATTGGCGGACACCAGACAGGGCTTTACTTACTAATAAGCGAGGTAATTATGACACACCAATTTAGATTAGACAATAACGCTGACCACGAGTTAAGCGAATCAGGCACAAGCGGCACAGTTTATATCGCAATGCCGAACAACGTATCAGTTGAGATTTACTTTGAGACTGACAGCCGACAGAACATCAACCTGCTAAGCGTAGGTGACTGCTACCAAGAGATTAACGGGATCAGTGAAGACTACGAATACACGCTGCAATTTGAGCACGAGCCGATGATTAAGGCGGTTATCAACCAGTTTCTATATGACCACCCTATCGAGACTGATGAATACGAGCCTGACTATCACGATCAGCGCACATACGGCTTTACCAACTCAGACTGGCTATCAGCATAAGGAGTATGACCATGGACTTACAAGAATTAAGAATCGAAGGTGCTTGCAACGTGGTGATGACTTATGAGCTGGTCGAATACACGTATCAAGAAAAGATGGACGGTGAAGAAGATTATGCGGTATTGCACCGCGTACAGCTAGAGCCAACTGCTGACAGCACGTTTACGATTGATTGTCCGCTTGATGATAGCGATGCACTCACCCACTTTGAAAACTTGCTTAGCAGCAAACTGGGTCATGTGACGGTACATACGGGAGTGGCGGCGTGATGGATGACTTTGATTTTGAAGAACTAATAAGGTTTTTATTAAAACTTGATGACAACGTTGAGTTTGACGACTTAGAGCAAGCTGTTTGTGACAAGTATGAAGTTGATTTTTGTCAGTTTATGAAAATTGCTAAGGACTTAATGCCTCTAGCACACTTAACGAAAAGCCCTTTAACTGGCAATTTATATGTTGGCTTTGCTGACCACAAAAAAGGGTTTTTGATTACCAAGATGGATTATGTCGAGGTGTCTAAATGAAATGGCTAATCTTTATCACGTTTGGCGCTCTCATGGGCGCAATCACGGCAACGGCTGCATTGGCTGATACGGTTATCGTTGACGACAAAGCCTACACGCTCGTTGAGATTGACGGTCAATTGCTTGTGAGCAACGAGTGGAAGCCGACAACTGAGCAAGGTTACACGGACGAGTATAGAGCGTCTGAGGAATACAAAACGGTTAAGGCTGCGAATGAGTCATTGAGAAAAATTAAGGAAGGTGAGTTATGAAAATCGGAATTGCTACACATATAGAGAGCGGCAAACAAGTTGAATTTATGCGCTATGCAAAAGGCAACTATGAAAATACGTTGAACTGGTATGAGCAGGACGTTAAGAATGAGCGCAAAGCAGCCTATGGACGTGATGACATTGTTGCAGGCGACGGTTTTAGCTACTACACACAAGAAGGCAAGAGGGAATTTATCAGTACTAACTGGTACTTGGTGAAATGGGGTCAAGGCAATTATGTTGCCGCTTGTCCTAGAGATTTTAAAGGGTGGTACGAAGTGGCTAAGGAAGGTGTGTTATGAAAAAGGTTACCAAAAAGGATTTGTTAGCGCGCATCGAAGCGCTAGAAAACGAAAACAAACAACGAGGTATTGGCACTGACGTTGAGATTGAACCAAAACTAAAGCAGCTAGACCAGTCGGTGTTTGATGGATTAGATGAAAAGTGGCGGTTTGCGGCGGTTTGCGGTAGCGGAAAAGCGATTGCCGCCAAAGATAGACCCGAGACTCTCACATTTGGATATTTTGTTGAAGATGGTTACTTATTAATTGGCACTGGTTACGACACAACCAACTGGCAAAACTCGCTAATCGAGCGTGACTTAGCAAAAGAGCTGCTAGAGATTGATTTGAGCAGTGAGCTGACGGGTAGTGATTATTACTACAGCAAGTCAGTAACAGAGCGCCTAGAGAATGGCCGGGAATTGATTATGTGCTTTGTTAGCAATGTATCGGAGTCGGATGCAATACAAGAGCGCCATGTAGAGGTTATTACTAGCGTAGATACAGAGTTTAACGACACAGACGGTTACGGGTGGCAATACGCCGTACCAATCAACAATCAAGGCGAACCGTTGACCGCTAGCGAGGTGAGATTATGAGCCACCAATGGGCACAGTTTGACCACCACAGCGAGAAGCGGTGCTTACTGAGCGATGATGAGCAAACAGCGTTAATCAAGGCGTGGCAGCAATCAGGCAGCTTTGATGATGTGATTATCGAGGCTCAACAAACACAAAATACTAAATAAGGAATACGACCATGGCACTTAATATCGTTACATCAGTACAGCCGTTAAATGTTGAAAACATCATTACATTTATCTATGGCGACCCTGGTATCTGGAAAACATCATTAGCGTTTACCGCTAAAAACCCTATCTTGTTTGACTTTGACAAAGGCGCTTATCGTGCGTCAAATCGTAAAGACACGGTACAAATCGGAAGTTGGCAGGAAGTGGCAACGTTCACAGCGCAAGACCTAGTTAATTACGACACTATCATTATCGATACAGCAGGACGCGCGCTAGATATGATAATTGACAGCCTAAAAGCTGACAGTCGAAATACAACACGAAGTGGTCAGTTATCAATGCAGGGTTACGGAAAACTAGGCGGTATTTTTACCGACTGGCTCAAGATGCTACGCGGCATGGGTAAGGACATTGTATTGCTAGCTCATGCGTCAGAGGATAAAGACGGTGACAACGTAATCAAACGCCCTGATATGGTCGGTGGTAGCAAAAAAGAAGCGTACAAGATAGCTGACATGATGGCTTATATGACCACGCAACAAAGTCAAAACGGTGATATTAAGGTGCTTAATTTTATGCCTAGCTCTACTTATTTGGCTAAAGATAGCGGGCAAATTGGTAACGTGCAAATAGTACCGATGAAAGACTCCCCCAATCAACTAGCAAACATCATTCAAGCGACTAAAGACCATATCAACAGCCTATCAGCGGAAGCAGCCAAGGCGCAAAAAGAGCTTGATGATCTGCGTAACGACTTACTGGATGCTGAAAGCGCAAGCGACCTTGACGAGCTGAAAGCTGACCTTAACAAGGCTCACCCACTCTATAAGGAAATGGCATTAAGTGTCATGAGTCGAAGTAAGGCGCTAGGTTTTATCTATGACAAACCATCGGATAGTTTCATCGAGCCTGAGACTGAGTTGGTAGAAGATGACGAATTTGAGCCTGCCAATGAGCAGGAAGCAGAGGTCGCCAATGTCGAATAATCGCATATCGGTTACATGGCTCGATAGCTATCAGTATTTTTTAGATAGCGAAATGTCGGAAGATGAATTGTATGAGCGCTTTTACGGCGCTTTTACTCAAAACCCTGCGATGGCAGCAGGGACGGCTTGGCATAAGCACTTAGAGCAGTCAAACAACACGCATAACACCGTTGAAATGGACGGCTTTAAGTTTAACTTAGATGCCTTGTTTAACTCAGATGTTACGCACGTTATCTGCCTTGGTCTGCCATACGAGCGTGAGAATAAGCACGTTATGCAGCTAATAGATGGCGTGGACTTAGTAGGCATGATTGATGTTGAAACGCCTTACACGGTCTATGACCACAAGCTGACCGGCAGTTACAAGCCCGAGCGATACTTTGATGCTTGGCAATGGCGCACTTACCTGACCATGCGAAATAAGAGCCAGTTTACCTATCAGGTTTTCGAGTGTAAGCCAGTGCGCGAATATGGTCAGGCGATAGAAATCAAAGACTACCACTCGCTTGATATGTATGCGTATGAGGGTATGCAGGACGAGGTTAAGTCTATCTTGACCGACCTAAACAATCTAATCAACAAATGGCGCTCAGAGGGTAAACCTTGTAAGCGTGACTACACTAAATAAATAAGAGAGAAATATTATGATCGAAGTTATCGTAGCAGGAAATTTAACAAAAGATGCAGAATTACGCCAAGCAGGTAATTCACAAGTATGCGGTTTTTCAGTAGCAGCAGACACGGGGTTTGGCGATAAAAAGCAAACGATGTTCTTTAGTTGCTCGCTATGGGGCAATCAAGGCGCGGCGCTAGCTCAATATCTTAAAAAAGGCAATCCAGTAACCGTGATTGGCGAAATGAGCGAGCGTGAGTACGACGGTAAGCAGTATAAAGAAATACGCGTCAACAGTATTAAATTGCAAGGCAGTAGAAGTGATAACCAACAGAATAACGGCTATCAGAACAATCAGCAAGGCGGCAACTATCAGCAGCCACAGCAGAACAACAACCAACAGCAAGGTTTCAACAATCAAATGAGCCAAGCGCCGCAAGGTTATGCACAAAATGGTGCGCCCTCAGTACCAGAGGATGACGTGCCTTTTTAGCAACTAAATTATCCTGCGTGGGGGCTAATACACGCCGTTATCGCCAGTAGTGACGACAGAACGCTGGCATCCGCGATTGACACTCCTTACGTGCTTAGCATGTGCTTTGAAAAAGCAGTCAAGGCAAAGCCGAACGCCCACGATACGGGCACCCTATTTTATATGAGGATAATAAGAATGAGAGAGATTAAGTTTAGAGTTTGGGATGAGCAATTTAAGCGTATGTCTAAGAGACCTGAGCAGATACGTCTCAATATTGCCAATGGCAATATACACGGCAGTCGCTCTGGCGGAAACGTAGAAACATGGAAGCTGATGCAATACACAGGCTTAAAAGACAAGAACGGCGTTGAGATTTACGAAGGCGATATCTTAAAAGTTAGATCACTGCACTACGAAAAAGACATTGGTTTGGATGTTGTGTGTTTTGAAAAAGGATGTTTCTGTTTGAGATACGAATACTGGAGCGATGGGCTGCACAAATGGAGGTCTATCGAAAATTATGACTCGAGTGATCTTGATGTTGTCGGGAACGTACATCAAAACCCTGACCTGTTGAGGAAAGAACAATGACTAAAAAACTAAACTGGACGACAAACGATGTGGCTAATACTGACAGTCATAGCTATCGAATAAGTGAGATAGGTCACACGATACAAGTTATCTACAGCAAGCTACCGGACGGTGTGGCGATGCAGTCTTGCTACTTAGAGAGCAAGCAAGAAGCTAAGGCGTGGGCGCAAAACTATCATAATAAATATGGGGCAAGTCATGAGTAATTTACAGCCGTTGGCTTGGACGACAGAGAGCGATACGCCATCAGCAAAAAGCCCATTGCACTACTACGATATTATTAGAGAGTATTCTTGTGGTGAATCTTGCTTTGTTAGATACCAAAAAGTAGAGGCAGGGTGCAATATAAAACAAGCAACTGGATTCTCGTCTTTTGACGAAGCTAAAGCATGGGCTTGGAAGCACTACAACGAGAAAATGCAGCCGTATGTTAAGCCCACCACCCTAGCCGTTGCCGTAAATATGCTAGTCGATGCTTGTCATGGGGCGTCAGTAAAAGGCGGCTGGTGGCATGATATAGCCACTGGTGATCCGCTACAGCGCAATAAGCTAGAAATGATTGCATTGATACATAGTGAGATTAGCGAGGCTGTAGAGGGTGTCAGAAAGGGTATTAATGATGACCACTTACCACAATACCCAATGGAGGATGTAGAAATGGCTGACGCGCTTATTCGTATCTTTGATTATATTGGTGGTCATAAATTACAGTCATCAGACGCACTGGTTGATAAGTTGGCTTACAACGCTAATCGAGCCGACCACAAGCCTGAGAACCGAGCTAAAGACGGTGGTAAAAAACATTGAGGATTGAATTATGAGCAAAGTAAAAGTCGGTGAAATATACGAATTAAAAGAGGGTGGAAGTGCCACCGTTATTGAATACGAGCATTCCGACAGAGTGTTGATAAGACATAACGATAATTATCGGTATGAACAAAGAGTTCAAGCAGGTCATTTGAAGAGAGGTAATGTAAAAAACCCTTACCACCCTAGTGTTTATGGTGTTGGTTATTTGGGTGTCGGTAACTACAGAGCTAGTGAAGGCAGGAAGCACCTTCCAGCGTACAAGAAGTGGCAGAGCATGATTGAGCGCTGTTATAGTGAAAAGTATCAAACAAAAAAACCTAGTTATATTGGATGCACAGTAGATAAGCAGTGGCACAACTTTCAAAACTTTGCAGACTGGTTTTACAGTGACCCTCGACACAATCTTGGTTATGAATTAGATAAAGATGTATTAATTGCAGGTAATAAAATCTACAGCTCGAAAACGTGCGCGTTAGTACCTAGTGAAATCAATATATTTGCAAAAGGTTATGCTAAGAATAACGGCTTACCAATAGGCGTTGGTTTTAGAAACGGATCTTATTCAGCAAGAGTTTATAAAAACGGTAAAAGCCAGTGGATAGGCTCTTACAGCGAGCTAAAGGAGGCAGTTGATGCTTATGCGAGTGCTAGGAATTACTATGCAAGAAAACTATCTAAACACTGGAAAAACAAAGTCAGTTACGCTGTTTACATGGCACTAGCTAATTGGAATGAGTTAAACAATAGCAAGATGGTTGATGGTAAGTTTGAGTTTGATGATAACGGTAAGATTGCAAAGCCTGATAGTTATAGCAAGCCTGATTTAACGCCGTTTATTAGCACTATGCAAAATCTGCATAAAGGGGGTGATTGTGAGTGACAGATCATTTATTTATCAATACAGAAAGGTGCTTAGCACAGTAGAGCGCAAAGTCGATGTAATGGCGTGCAAGATTGGTGATGAGCTAAACATAACATCGTCAAAAGTAACACTAACTAATGGCGATTTATCAGAGTGCAATCACACGTCTATTGAGCTACCGCATGATGACGCTATTCGTCTGCGTGATTATTTAAATAGAGCCTACCCAATAAGCGAGGTGACAGATGACTAACTTACGACGACTGCGAATTGACCAAGTGGCTGATAAAGTAGCTTTACCAAGGTCAACGATTTATGAGAAAATCAAGGCTGGTACTTTTCCAGCGCAATATAAAGATGGTAGCTCGTCTTTTTGGTTTGAGCATGAGCTTGACGCATGGCTGATAAAAGTGCATGATTTGCAACTTGATCCAGCAGTAGAAAACGAAGAAGAGATAGCCTGATATAAGTTAATAACAGTAAAATTAACAGTAATTGACCATCAACTAAAATAATAAGTCATTGCTATCAAAGGCTTATCTGTTATGTTCGAGTCCGACCACTGGTACCATATAGCAGTCTAAGCAAGTCCGAGCAAGTCTGATTAGCCCTTATGTTTCATAGCATAAGGGCTTTTTTGTGTCTGTATGCGTCTGTACTTGTCTGTTGTAAAC